TTCGCTAAACATTCGGGATTGGAAAAGACTACAAAGAACTGCTAAAATAGCCGAAAAAGTGGAATCAGCGATTCCAGAATCACCGGAAGCACCAAGACGAAGAACTTTGAAACCTGCACGAAGACCACAATCTTGGATTCAAAGGTTTTAGTATGCGAAACCGAAGGAACCGATACTTGACACCAAAACAGTTGGCTGCTGAGTTGGACGTCAGCGAAAGAACAGCCTACCGATTCTGTGAATCCGGATTGGTTCCGGCTTACAAAGTTGGTGGAAGTTGGAGAATCGAAAGCCAAACCAGTTATTTAGACGCCTTTGCAAAATTAAATTAGTAATAAAATAAAAAAAATCTGCATTGTGTGCTTTTTTTTGTTGACGCATACACGCAATGCGTTTAAATTAGATTCAACAGTTCAGCAATAGAGCTGATCTAAATCAAAAACCAAAAACGAGGGATTAAATATGAACCAGAAACAAATCATCATTGACTACATCAACCAAAATTACTGTTTTGGAGATATGGAAGCAGAGTCAGGACAAACTGCTGCGGAAATCTGCGAGTTTTGGAAAGAAGACGGAGTGTGGCACATCGATGACCACCAGCTTGCTGGAATTGAGTTGGTCAAGGTTGTTAATGGCAAAGTCGTTCAAGTAAAGGAAGAAGAATATTGACCAGCATCGAATTCAGAAAGGCTCGACAAGAGTTGGGCCTGTCAATGGTTCAAGCATCCAAAAAATGCTGCGTTTCCTACCGAACTTGGCAAGATTGGGAAACTGGCAAACGTCGGCTTCCCAGTTATGCCAAGGTTTTTTTGCATTATCTCAAAACGCAATAATCTCTAAATCCTGCCAATTCTGCCAATCCTGCCAATTCTGCCAATCCTGCCCACAAGCTTGAAGTTCTGCGCTATTTCTAGCGCATGGCAACCAATCAATTCGACCGCGCAAACTATCCCACAATTGAACCTGACCGTCTCGTAGCTGGCGAACGCTGGCTTTGGCGAAGAGATGACCTTGCTGTTGACTATCCACCAGACAGCTACTCTCTGACCTATTACGGACGTTCTCACGGTTCTTCTTCTGCTGAAATTGCGATTACTGCAACCGAGGCAGATTCCAAGTATTTCATCGAAGTCTCTTCTTCTACGACTGCCAGCTATCCAACAGGCCACATCCATTGGCAAGCCTGGATTACTCGAACTTCTGACTCAGAGAAAATCAAGGTTGGCGAGGGACAGTGGTACGTTCTGACAGATACGGACGTTGCCCACGATCCGCGAACTCACGCTGAAATCATGCTCGAAAAAATCCAAAGTCTTTTGGAAGGCAGAGCAGACAATGACGTTGAAGAGTATTCAATCGGCAACCGTTCACTGACGAAGCTTTCAATCACCGATTTGATGAAATGGCGCGACTATTACCGTCAAGAAGTCACTAAAGAGCGGCAACTGACTCGCGTCAGAAGCGGCAAACGTCCTGGCAATCTGGTGAAGGTTGAGTTCAGGAGGGCAGGATGATTCAAGAAGCAATGTGGTGGCTCACGGATAGAGTGCATAGGCCAGCACCAGAGAATCCAAGCCCAAAGCAGAAGAAGCGTCGATATGATGGCGCGGCAGGTTCAAGATTCCTGGCGGATTTTGTCGGCTCAACCACAAGCTCAGACGCAGAACTTCAATATTCGCTTAGACGTCTACGAGACAGAGCCAGAGAACTTTGCCGCAATGATGACTACGCAAGACGTTACCTGCAACTGATGTCAAGCAATGTAGTTGGCGAGCATGGTTTCACGCTTCAGTCTCGCGCCAGAAATCTCAATGAGCCGAATGTTGGACAGTTAGATGCTGCTGGGAACGAAATCATTGAGCGAGCGTTTCGACGTTGGGGCAAATCCTGTTCAGCAAATCAGCGTCAGTCTTGGCTAGATATTCAGCGATTGGTCATTCAGGGACTTTGTCGCGATGGCGAGATTCTGATTCGTTTTGTTCGTGGGAAGCGTTGGCGTGATGGACTCGCGCTTCAGGTGCTAGAGCCGGATTACCTCGACGAAGAATATTTCACCACAGAGCCAAGAGGCAGAAGAGTGGTGATGGGTGTGGAACTCGACGAGTTCGACGCACCGCAAGCGTACTATCTCAAGCTTGGTCAAGGCCATCCGTTCGACACCTTTGGACAACGAAGAAGCGACAAAAGAACCAGAGTTCCAGCAGAGGAAATTCTGCACATTTATTTGCCTGACCGAGCGCAACAAACCAGAGGCGTTACTTGGTTCGCATCAGCCATGTCACGAATGCGGATTCTCTCAGGTTATGAAGAAGCAGAACTGATTGCTGCTCGAACCAGTGCCGCAAAAATGGGCTTCTTAGTTTCGCCTGATGGTGAAGGTTTCATTGGGGACGAATCGGCAGACGGCAATCAAATCATGTCTGGCGAGCCTGGAAGTATTCAGCAGTTGCCAGCAGGAATGAGCTTTCAAGAGTGGAATCCTAGCCATCCAACTTCAGCATATGCCGAATTTCATAAAGGTGTGCTTCGAGGCATTGCCAGTGGACTTGGCATTTCTTACACCAGCCTGTCAAACAACCTCGAAGGCGTTTCGTATTCGTCGATTCGTCAAGGTGCACTAGAAGAACGCGATTTATACCGTCAGATTCAAAGCTTTTTGATTCAGCACCTGTGCGAGCCAATCTGTCAAGAGTGGCTGAAAATGGCAATGACTTCCGGCTCAATCCCAATCCCAATCACTCGCTACGACAAGTTCAGCAACACACTGGAATTCAGAGGCAGAGGTTTCAGTTGGGTGGACCCAGCAAAAGAGATCAGAGCAGAAGTCGAAGCAGTTAGAAATGGCTTCAAGTCACTGAATGACGTTGCCAGACAATACGGCAGAGACGTGGAAGAGGTGTTTCAGCAAATGCAGAACGACAAGGCAATGGCGGAACGCTACGGAATCAGTTTAGCCTTTGAGCCTTTAGGCAGTCCACACGGACCAGTTGAGCCAGAAGTCGAGTAATGGCAGAAAACCACAAGCCAACCGAGGGCATGATTGCCGAGGCAAACCGTGGCCTAGAGTGGAGACGAGAATTTGGACGAGGCGGAACCAGTGTCGGAATCGCTCGCGCCAGAGACATCAGCAACGGCAAGAGTTTACCGTTGGCAACCGTGAAGAGGATGAAATCTTTTTTCGCTCGCCATGAAGTTGACAAAAAAGCCGAAGGTTTTCGACCAGGCGAAAAAGGTTATCCAAGCAACGGACGCATCGCCTGGGCTTTGTGGAGTGGGGATGCTGGCAAAAGTTGGAGTGAGAAAATCGTGAATCAAAGCGAGAGAAACATGGATTTAACTAGCATGACCGAAAGACACGTTATTGACGTCGAAGAGACTAACGACGAATACATTGTGGCGTTTGCCAAGGCTGAACAAGTCGCAGAAGAGCCGGAAGAGCGAGAAGTGGAACAAGTCGAGACAAGAGACTTACCAGTTCAAACTCAGTACCGAACCGGAAGCGTTCGCATGATGGATGACGAGTCAGACCGTCGAGTGATGATGAGCATTTCGTCAACGAATCCGGTTGAAAGAGAATTTGGCTATGAAGTTCTCGAACACAATGCCGGAAGCGTTGACATGGAATTCATGTCTTCAGGCAAAGCGCCACTGTTGTTGGACCATGACGCAAGGCAACAAATTGGAGTCGTAGAACGAGCCTATATGGACAACGACAAACTGAGAGCGCAAGTCCGGTTTAGCAAAAACGCAATGGCGGAAGAAGTTTATCGTGACGTAGTCGATGGGATTCGTGGCAACGTCTCAATCGGCTATCAGATTCAAGGAATGACGAAAGACGAGAACGGCTACAAAGACAAGCCGCTCTACAGAGTCAATATGTTTAAACCGCTCGAAGTGAGCATGGTTTCCATTCCTGCTGACTCCAGTGTTGGGGTAGGCAGATCCAAGCCGGAAATTTCCGGTAATGACAATTCTGCAATTCAGGAGAAAACAATGAGCGCAGAAGTAGTTCAAGAGCCGGTAAACACACGGCAACCAGAAGACCAACTGAAAGAGTACCGCAACCAAGCTTCTCAGATTCTCGAACTTGGTAAGCGGCATAACGAGTATGACTTGGCTTTCAGAGCACTTCAGGAAGAGAAAAGCCTAGCTGAATTCCAAGCCATGCTGCTTGAGAAGAAGACTTCCAAGCCAATCGACTTCAGCGTTGACGCCTCACCGAAAGAGAAGCGCAACTATTCCTTGGTGCGAGCAATCCGAGCCGCAGACCAGAAGGATTGGTCAAAAGCTGGTTTTGAAATGGAAATCAGCCAGGAACTCGCAAAGACGCAAAAGCGACAACCAAAAGGCTTTTTTGTGCCGGATTGGGGTTGGCAGACTCGAACGGTATCAACTGCAGCCGGAGCGACCTTTGGCGCAGGCTCAAATATCGTTCCAGAGGACTACCGAGGTGATCGCTTTATCGACGCCTTGATTTCAACCTCAATTCTTGGGCAAGTAGGCGCAACCGTGCTGAACGGTTTGCAAGGCAACGTGGCGATCCCCAAAATTAGCACCAGCACCGCGGCGGCTTTCATTGCGGAAGGTGGCTCAGTTGGAAATAGCGAGCCTGACTTCGCACAAGTCACCATGACGCCAAAGCTTTTGGCGAACAAAGTAGCCGTGACTCGCGAATTAATGATCCAGAGCGACCCATCTGTCGAGCAGTTGATTCGTAATAACATGGTTCGAATCTTCGCAGCCAAACTCGACAACGTGGCAATCAAAGGTGGTGGTTCAAACGAGCCAACCGGAATTCTCAGCACGGCTGGAATCGGGGACGTTTCCAGTGGCGGAACCAGTGGCAACGCGAACTTAAGCTATGGCAATGTCGTTGATATTATGACCGAAGTCAGTCAAGACAACGCTCTACTTGGAAACCTTCGCTGGGTAACTCATCCGGCAGTTGTGGGCAAACTGATGCAGACACTGGTTGCTTCCAGCACTGACTCGCGGATGATTATGCCAACACCGGATTCCATGCTTGGTTATCCAGTTGTTCAAACCACGCAAGCACCGAGTTCTTCACCGTACTCGCTGATTTTCGGCAACTGGTCAGACCTTTATGTGGGCTTCTTCTCAGCACTCAACGTACTGGTGGACCCATACTCCAGTGCCGGAACCGCAACGACCAATCTGTTCTTCTACCAAGATTGTGATATTGCGGTTGCTCATGCTGAAAGCTTCGCAGCAGCGCAGGACGTCACTGTCGCCTGAGTGTATCAGCTAGACGAGTTACAAGGTTGGGGTAAAACTCGACCTTGTATCTTACTTTGTGGCGGACCTTCTGCGCCTTCCGATTTGGCGCAAGCGAAGGCGCGGATTGGTTCCAAAGATTACGACTTAGCAAGCGTTAATAATCACGGTTTGCTTTTCTTGGGGGAACTTGCCTGGTGTTACGCGCATGACGTCCGAATGGTAGCGCACCTGAAAGAATACGATTCACCAGCGATTATTCACCATGACCCAAAGAATCTAAGAGACAAAGATATTCATGGCGGAATTGTCCCATTCATTCGGCTTTCAGGACCAGAAGCACTTTGGACAGCAGATTATTTGGGCTACTCAGAGATTCACATTTGTGGAGTGGATTTCTACACGGGCAACCGTCGATACTGGCATCAGTGGGATTTAGACAAAAAGCCAACAAGAGTGCAGGAAGATCAGCAAGGCAAGTGGATTGAGGCAAGAGATTTAATGCAGAATCCAGCAAGAGTGATTGTTTATAACGAACGACTTCAGAGAATATTTCAATGAAGATTCAGATTATCAGAGGCACGGTGGCAAACGGTGGACCTGTCAGAGTGGGCCAAGTGATTAGCGTTGACCCAAAAGAGGCACAGCAACTGGTGAACATGGGCAAGGCCGTTGTCTATGAAAACAGAGCCAAAGGACTTGAGCCAGAAGAAGCGCCACCAGTGACCACTCGAACCACAAAAACAGCACGAAAGCCTAAAGCCAAATGAGCGTTGAAACTGCAGCCGATAGAACTGCCATGCTCGCAGATTATGGCTCAACAGTAACGAAGGCGGACGCAAGCACTTTTGTGGCGATTTTTGACAATGACTTTCTTGCGGTTGATGTAGACGAAAGCGAAGTCGAAAGCTCAGAGCCAACACTGTTGGCAAGAACCGCTGACGTTTCGAGCCTAGCGCATGGTGACACTCTGACCATTTCAGCAGTGAGCTACACGGTTCGAGGCATTCAGCCGGATGGAACCGGAATGACGCAAATCATGTTGAGTGTGTAATGGCGCACAAACGAGCGCAAATCAAAGCGAGAATCCAAACGGTTCTGACCGGACTAGCGACAACAGGAAACAATGTCTTTCTCTCAAGAACTTATCCAATCGCAACCAGTGATTTGCCTGGTCTGCTGATTTATGCCAACTCCGAAACGGTTGAACGCTTAGAGATTGGTATTCAGAACCGTCAGCAACGGACACTTGACTTGGTGATTGAAGCGGTTGCGAAAGGCAACACGGCAGAAAGCACTTTGGACACAATTACCGTCGAGGTCGAGGAAGCAATGGCGAACGACCAAACGCTGAACGGGTTAGCGATAGATTCACAAATTACGGATACTTCAATCCGT